CTCTCATTCGTACGGCAGTAAGGGAATGGGCATCCAGTACAACATCTCCACAAAGTTCCCTGTAAATTCATCAATCCAATAACCCTCAATGTAACGGGCAAGGTGTTTGATTTCTTGGTTATCACTCACCACACAAAGTCGTTCATCTTCAGGTGGTAGAATGTTCTCATCTCTCCAGTTTGCTTTCATCTAAATTAAGTGTTATTGTGAAATTTTTACTTTCTATTGTTTGGTCAATTGTCTCTTTTGGTTTGCCTTGTGATCGTGTTAACAACATCTCCAAGTTGAACAAGGAGTTCTTGTCGTGACCTTTCAGCAATGCACCGGCAATCGTGCGTTCCATAATCGTGTACTCATCCCCTCGGTCTATCTTCTCCAGTTCTTTCCGTGACAGTGCAAGCATTGCCAACATCGTTTCCTCCACCTGCGTTTTGGTATATCCGATGTCCTTCATCAATGTGATGAGCTTCTTTGGTCTGCCCTCCATATATCTTCTATCGTCCTCGCCTTTTGCGAAGGGTTTCAAGTTCTCAATTGCTTTTGGGTTGTTTGCCATTTTATCACAGAATTATCACAGGTTCAGTTGTAATTGCTTTACACTATTTGACGCATAAATTGTTACTAAATCATTGACGCAGTTGATGGAATCTATAAACGAAATCAAATCATCATTTTTGTAAAACCACTCCACTCCAAATATCGGATTGTTTTGAATGTTTTGTTTGGCAAATTTTTTGTGCAACTTGCGTTCAAACATTCCTCCGTGTTTAATTACCTTATAAATTTTTGCACTTGGTGCGTATGATTGTATTTGCTTCAATCGGTGTGTTACCTTTTTTGAAAAGCCAATCTTTATTCCAAAATCACTTTCAATAAAATACAAATCGGTTACTGATTCCGTCACAACATCAACGCACAAATCTGAAATGGTTACTTCATAAAGTTGATAAAGTAATTTTTTCGTGTAGTCATTTACTTTGCCATTGTGTAGATGTATGATATCTTTCAGTAATTTTTTTAACTTGGTCTTCTTATTTTGTGAACCTACTGGTCTACCATTCGGATTTAACACTTCGCCTTTTTTTGGTCGTGTTAATGTTCCACCTCTACTTTGTATTTCTTGTGTTGCCATCTTATTTTACCATTGACAATCTTTGTTCGTGAATAGATTTCAACCACTCCTTGTATTGTTTCTTATCTCCAAACTTGATGTGATCCTCACGACATAATGCCATCAGGTTTTCAATGTTGTCTGCCTCTTTGCTCCCTCCGATTCCTCTCGCTTCAATGTGATGGATGTCCACGGCAGTTTTGCCACACACCTCACAAGGGATGAAGTCACTTATGTCATATCCAAAATGGTTTAGGTATGTCATTGTGTGTTTCTTCATTGTTCATTCTTTCTCCTCCTCTTTGGTTTCTGCTCATCATCGGCAAGTTGTGCTTTGGTGATGGCTTCTTGTTGTTGGTTTGCCCAAATCAAAAGTGAGTGCAATGCTTCGGTCACACAAGTACTGCAATTTGGCAAGTTCCTTCCGAAGATTTCACGGTGGACATTGTTCAGGATTGCCCCTTGTTCTGGTGATGGTGCGAATACTTGTGTTTTCTTCCAGTTGTCGTACAACGGTTGGAGTGATAGTATAAATTCAATGTTGCTCATAGTTTTGTTTCTAATAGTGCGACAATCACAGTTGCGATGGATGCATAAAGTATCCCCACCCAACCGTAGGTGTATAGGAAAAAGGACAAGCCCAACCACCAAGACAAGCAGAAAGCACAGTCAAGGGGTTTCATTCGCTTCCATTTGGAATAGTCACTACCGTATAGATAGCGTTTTAATAGGTCGGCTGGCTTGCCAAAGTTTACGATTATAATGCTTAAACAAGCGATTCCAATTATTTCGTTATACATCTTTCTTTCATTAGTTTAATCACTCGCAGCACTTCACGAACGGAGATGTCGGTCTTTCTATGGATTGCCCTGGCTGACATTCCTGAACACCATAGTTTGAAAAGTTCTCGTTCATAGAAATATGCTGATTCTGTTACTTGGTTTATTTTGTTGATTCGTTCAAGTTCAATTCCTTCCGTTTGCTCTCTGTCATCCAGTAAGTCAATCTCCTCAGCGAAGTCAATTTCGTACACATCCTGTTGATCATATATTCTTGATTCGCCAAAGGGATGCCGGTTGCCGTTGATACAAAGGTATAAAAGACGGATTGACCAAAACTGGATGTATCCGTCTCTGTATATTTTTTCGATTTGTTCATCAGGTTTCTCAAGTATTGTTAAAAAGTAAAATTGGTACAACTCCCTCGCCAACTCATTGTTTTTTGCAATGTTCTTGGTTGCTTTCTTCAGCCAATCGGCTTTGGATAACTCCAATATGATGGCATCTTTATTCAATTTTTCTTTTCAATAATGCAAATATAACCATCTTTTTCGTACTTTTTTTGGCATCTCAAAACTTGTTCTTCCTCATACAAGATGTGAATCGATGATGAGAGTCCTTTGGTGCAAGTAATCACCCAATAACTGAACGGATGTTTCATATGTCTGTCTTGTGGTTTTGTCGTGTGTAACTAAATTATCAAACACATTAATGGCATTCATCACACTGGAATGGTCTCTTCCCAATATATAGCCAATTGATGAGAATGTCATCTTCAAGTGCTTACGGCAAAGGAAGGAGAACATATGACGAGCATAGACAACCGATTGTTTTCTCAATGATGAAATAACAAGATCAGGTGTGACATCGTAGGCTTGACAACAAACCCTCATTGCATCTGTCCAATCGGCATCAATAGTTTTCAAATCACACTTGGGTTGAATGATTTCTTCTTTTAATCGTTTCAACTCTTTGTCGTGCTTGACGGTTATATCTGCAATCTGCAAACGCAATCTGCGAATTTCTTGCTTTAGGTTGTGGGTTTCTTGATATGGGTTCATTAGAATGTTATTTTGCATTTGTTACACTTGTGCTTGTTGACGGTCTTGAGCAACCAAACTTTGCCGAGTTGATTACATTTTGGGCATTTTGGATGTTCCTCAAGTACGATTGAATCATAGACGGATTGCCAGTACTCGTGACCTTGTGGCGTTTTATCCCATTTAAACGCATCTAAGAGCATATCTTGGAGTGTGTTATAGCATTGCACCTTCTTGTCCTTTTCAACGAGTGAGATGAATTCTTTGTACATTGGCAAGTTCTTTGCTTTAGTTCGCAGTTGGTTGAATCTGCGGTAGTCAATTATTTTCATTGAGTTCTTGTATTATTTCAAAAAGTTGATATGCGATTTGTGGAACTATGGCATTTCCATATCCTTTGATTGATTCTGATCTCCACTTTGAAAAGGTAATTCCGTCCAATTCGGTGGAAATCCCATCATCTCCGCCACAAACCGGGGATTGAGTTGGGAAAAAGCACCAGGAATCTTTCTCATTGAATTGCCTGATCCTCCCCATTCCCCTATTGAATGTTGTGAATTTTTGCTTCCGCTTGTTGGAGTTGGTAACATCCCCATTGCCATTGCTCTTGTCAATGTTACTGAATGCATACTCCCCTCCTTGACTTGTGTTGACTTCATTGTTGCCGTTGCATTTGTTGAGTCCATCACAGTTGGAGTTGGTAGCATTGAATTTAGTTTCTGCCCCAATGAATAACCTCTTGTAACTCCTATGCTCGGAGAATCCTTCCCGTTCCCTATCGTATCCTTCCAATCTCTTGCGTTCGGTGTCGGTAGCATCCCTCTTTGATAGATGAATCCCGTCTGCACTTCCTGTGCAAGTGTTCCCGAATTTCCGAACTTTTGTTCCTTCTTGCTCATCCCCTCGGTATATGCATCCGCTGAACAAGGGGTTTTGAGCAATAAACCAGCATCTGTCTCTGCGATGCGGTGCGTTTTTGGCACAAGCTGGAACAACAAACGGTTGAACTTCGTACCCTTGACCTTCCAAGTCAAGGCACACCTGCTCGAATACCAATCCCCCATCAATATTCGTGATACCAAAAACATTTTCTGCGATGACGAATTTGGGTTTAATCTCTTGTATTGCTCTAAGCATCTCGCCCCACAAGTAGCGTTCATCATCTGTGCCTTTTCTTTTCCCGGCAAGGCTGAAGGGTTGGCATAGTTAAGGGAAGCCACCGGTGACGATGATTTCGTCATTTCTCCAGTGGCTTCCGAATCTCCTTGAAAGTTCAGTGTTAATTGTTTCATAAGTTAAATCTGTTATGTCTTTGTGATGGTATGCATCAGGGAAATGGTATTCACGAACTTTATTGGCAAATGGATTTATTTCACAACTCACATAATTTTTCCAACCCATCCATTCCGCAGCCAACTCAAATCCTCCCAACCCACTGAATAAACTAAAGTGTATCATTTTTTTGAGTATTGATTATTTCCGGTTGAATATTTTGTTGCGTGTTCTCGGTGATCAATCAATTCAAGATTTTCTATTGTGTTATCAGCCTTATTGCGATTGATATGATGAATGTCATAGCCAATCGGTATTGAACCGTTATTTTTAGCCCAAACATATCTATGCATCAATTCTCTATCTCCAGTTGTTCTTTCATAATAGCCGTGATTTCTTAATGAGAATTTATGACCATCGTAGAATTGATGTGGTTGGAAGTTTGGGCTTCTCAATTGGTATCCTCTTCGCTTAAATGCCTTGAATAAGCATTGTCGTGTGATTCCTATTTCTTTGCCGATTTGCGCCAACGACATACCATCCAAATACATTTGATATGCGTTTGAGTATTTTTCGTTTTTCATTCTTCAAATCTATGTTAAAAGGTTTACAATTGCAAACTATTTATATTCTTTCCTTGTAACTGGTATACATCCCTTCAAAGTATGTCGGTATTGTGACGCACTCACCGTTTCTGTTCTTTGCGATAATCAACTCGGCTTCCTCCATTTCGGGTTTCTCTTGCTCATAGTACATCGGTCTAAACGGAAACATCACGATGTCCGCATCTTGTTCAATTGCACCTGATTCCCGAAGGTCACTCAACATCGGTCTCTTGTCTGCTCTCTCTTCACTCTTCCGTGATAACTGTGCAAGTATCATCACCGTGATTTTAAGTTCCTTTGCAAGGAGTTTTAATGTGCGTGATATCTCTGCAATCTCTTGTTCACGGTTTGTCTTTGTTCCTTTGATTAACTGGATGTAGTCAATCACAAGCAAGTTCAATCCCTTTGTTGATTTGTGTAGTTTGGCTTTGGCTTTGATTTGTCCGATGCGGGAATCAACATCATCATCAATGAAGAATTCAATCGTTTGTCTGTTGGCAATGTCACACACCTGAAGGATTTCATTCTCTCTCAATTGTCCGTTGCGAATCTTCCAATTGGCAATGTCTCCGATCAGGGAAATGTATCTCTTTGCAAGTTGCTCATTGGACATCTCAAGTGAAATGAATAATGCCTTACCACCAATCTGTGCAAACTCCTTTGTCAATGTCAAAGCAATTGCCGTCTTTCCCATTCCCGGTCTTCCAGCAACCACAATCAAATCCCCTTCATTGTATCCACCAATGTACTTGTCAAGGAATCTCCATCCGGTTTGCTTACCCGTTAAGTTGCCACCATTCTGTGCATTGTAAACGATTTGATCAACTACCTTGTTGGTCACCTTGACAATACTGGATGGTTCTTTATGAGTTGAGAATGTTGTGCGTTCAACTACATTCTGTATGTCGGTCACAAGCTCATTCAATTCCTTCGTAACATCCAACGACAAAACGCCTTCAACAACTTGCTTCTTGATGTAATCGTGTTCCAACTGCATCAGGTGTGGTTTGATGTCTGTGATGCCGGATGCCTGTTGTTGAAGTTGGATAATCTCAATCACTTGCATTCTGTCAAAGTGTTTGGATAAACTCACATAGTCAATGGCTTCGTTGTTGTAGTACATCTCTGTCATAACCTCAATCAATTTGGCTGACATTGAATCCGTAAACCAGTTCTTGTTTATTCTTGGTAGGAAGTGTTTTGCGTCATCGTAAAACAGCATATTGGAGAGGATTATTCTTTCGGTGTTCATAGGGTTGCGATTTTGGGTTTGTTGGAAGTTACTTCAATTGGTTTTTTTGTTGTGTACGGAAGTTCATCGTTCCATCTCTTTTGATTTATGAATGTTGCAAAGTGAGGAATGAATTCAACCTTGTCTGCATCCTGATGGTTTTTAATGTATTTAGGAATAAAGGTCAACATCAACTCCTTTTCTTCGTTGCTTAATTTCTTGAATGATTCCATTGCTTTTGAACGCACTCCTTTTTTTAAGTATAATTCCCAATATTGTTCAAATGGGTATTTATCCTTTTCATTTATCTTTATAGTATTA